AAAAACTTCAACAGTGGTCAAATCTAACTGGTAGTCGAATTTCCCTCCACACTCCTCGCCGTCGGAATTAGTTCCTCCGAGATGCGAAAGTTTGAGGTCCACGATTTCACCAACAGACCTCGCACGAAGATTTAGAAATACATACTCTAAATCAAACATTGGAAGATGGTCAACATCGATATCCCCAACCACACAGTTGACAATAATCTGTTTGATAGCACGAAGCATTTCCGATTGGTCTTCGCTTTCTAATGCCATCAAAAGAATTTTCTGTTCTTTCACTAAGAATGGTCGATAGACAATATTTTCACCAGTTGAAGGTAATTTCAATTCATGTGTTGGTGTCTTAATTTTAGGTAAAGCCATATTATATCTCCTATTATATACTCAAAGGATAACTGTCATAATTAACATTATGATATCTGTAACTAAATGTTACTGTAAATCGCTGGTATGTGTTCTGTTCTTCCCACGATAAATTCATTGCGCTTAAAGAAATGGGAAAAGCATTATTTAGTATGCATGTTCCAATAGCTCTTTGTTGGTCGTCCATCTGAAAAATAGTAACTGTTCCTACAGTATCGTCGTACCAATTCACAGTTCCCGGTGCGTAAACGGGGTCAATATAACTCATATTTTTAGGTTGACCGTTAGTGACAATAGTTTCCATCCATAAGTCAAAGAAAGCTCTTTCCATCATATCTTTACGACATATCATCGTTAATGTGATGTCATTGTAATTGACATCGTATGCATGCGCAACAGGCGGCCCGTAAGTTGCATCATCGTTAGTCGCAATTGTTCTGCCAGGGAATTCTGCGGCTTCACATACCATATTGAAATTTTTTCGTATGTCTGCATATACGGAGGCTCGGTCTACCCAAGAGTTTCCCGTTTCGACATATTCGGAAAAGTCTCCCCCAAGAAGGAGTTCTATGATTAAGCCAGAAAGAAACTCACCTTCGGTTACAGAAGAACCTCCATATGTAAACATATGTTCAGTTTTCCGATTATAGACCTGCAAAGATCGGTTTTTTGTCGCAAGTGAATAAAAATTTTGCAACGTTCTAGGAGGCTCAATAGAAACCACAAACATATTTGGACGAGCAATGTCCTTGATAGTACTTTTAAACTTAGATAACGACGCCATTTAGATTTTTCCTCTACTATCCTTCCACACTTCTTGTGCAGATGCTTTCTTGAAACTCTCCATAGGTAGAAACAAAGCAATGTCCCACTCGGTCGCAGTAATTTCCAAAAATGGAGTTTTTACATGTTGATACAAATACTTCTTGATTGTTGGCTTGAACGCTTTAAACTTTGAAGCACCTTTGAGTGTGTCGTATGTTGCTAGTATTTTAGTTTCCTCGTTATATCTCTTATCGGATGCAACTGTGTACAGCGCATCCATCAATTTTGCTCTTAATGGTAGAGGCAAATAGTGAAAGTTAATTCCTAAGAACCCGTCAGCACTTAAGTCTATCGGAAATATCAACGGAAAGACATCATAGTAAGGCAACGTCTTTTTCATTTTTGGGTCATATTTAAACGAGTACATATACCCAGGTTCAGGTTTAGAAACTCGTCGCTTTTCCGAATACTGACGCACAACACTAGACGGGCGATAGTTTCCTGTCGCCTGTGACGCCGCGTCTCTGTACCATGTTCTAGCCGCTTTTGTTCTTGCAGGAACTTGACCAGACCTGACGCCGTTGTATATTAGTTCTTTAAAAATCAGCATACGAAACTATTTATAATGATATGTTCTATTTAGCCAATTCTTTTTCAGTCATTATCTTAAATTCCCAGTTCCTATCCTTGCAATACTCCACAGCAGCTTTCCATTTAGCATCATTCACACCCCATTCCATTACTTCTTGTATATACCGCTTCGTTTTTCTGGATTTCACTTCAGGTTTCTTAGTTTTTTGAAAAGGTTTCACTTCTATTAGAGAGACTTTTGTATTTCCTTTGGTGTCTTTGTACACAATTTTGAAATCTACGAAGTATCTGTGCCATCTTGAATCGATGGGAGAATAATATGGTATCACAACTTCTTCGGAGGACCACTTGATTATATTTGGATTACCATCACAGTAAACCATAAAGTTTCTTTCCAGAAGACTGCGATAAATAATGTTAGTGGGGTCGCCTTCGTACTTCTTATAGTTCTTAGGCTTAAATTTCCCCTTGTATCCTCGATAGGTCATATTTTCATTATAAATAGAATAAACATTTCCATATTTAGGAACATAAAATGGCGCGCACAGTATACGCACTCACGCAAGATGGAATCGATACATCATTTCCAGAGCAATTTAGCACAACAGAGACTGGGAATGAGAGGTATAGTGTATTCACGAATCCTGAACTAAGATTTCCGTCAAACCTATCGAAGACAAACGACAATTTTCAAACACCAGTGGTTTACATGAATTTTTTAAATCCTTCAGGAGATAGAATGTCTGGTGTTCCTACTGTGTATATAAAAGCTCCCCCCAACTTCAGCATCATGAACACAAATAACTATGAACAGAGTGGTCCTATATTCGGCGCTGGCTCAACAGACGGGGGTAAGATTTTTAACGCGATGGTGGAGAACGCAGGGGATGCTTTTGCGCAATTACAAGGAGCGGAGGGGTCGGCAGATTTTGTTTTTGGTGCCAAAGAAGCATTTGAATATTCCATTAAAAATGCAGGACAAAATGTTCTTGGATTTATTACATCTGCGGGGTTGAACAATGCAGGGCAATATGAGTTTTTGGCGAAAAAAGCTATTAATCCTATGCAACAACAATTGTTCAAAGGTCCAGCATTTAGACGATATCAGATGCCCTTCAACATGAAACCGAGAAATCTTGCCGATGCGGAGATGGCCGCAAGTATAGTTTCTGTATTAAAAGTTGCTGCAGGTGCTTCAGTTCCTCAGGCTAACGATACTATAGCGGGAGTTGATATTGAAGGATTAAACTTTACATTTGGATATCCGCATCTAGTACAGTTTGACATAATGATAGCCAGAACAGCGCCTGGTGCAAAGAATAGCGAAGATGTAGTTACAAATTTAATTGTTCAAAAGGTTTTTAGAAGCAAGCCTTGCGTTATTGAATCTGTAATTAGCGATTACGGCGGTCAAAAAATTAATTTTGGACCAAGCAACTATCCAACGGAAACAAATTTGACGGTCAGTCTTATCGAAGTTACTCCAAGAACACTTTCGGATGCAACGACCGACGCAGGCGGCCGCAGCAAAGGTTGGACATTACAATAATGTTTAGATATTACACAAAAACAGATTATAAAATCGACAACTATCATACGCTGTCTGGTATTGATATCACTAAACGAATAAAAATTAATGAATATATCTTGGCTTTTGGTGGTATCAACGCTAGAAATTATACAATAAAGGAAGGCGAAAGACCGGAGACGATATCTAGTAAAATTTATTCTAGACCCGATTATGCGTATGCAATTTTATTGTTGAACAATATCCACAATCTGTACGACGAATGGCCTAGAGATTCGGTAGCGTTTAAAAATTATATCGTAGAAAAATATGGCTCAATAACTGCCGCAAACTCGGAGGTTGCGTTTTACTACACAGGTGATGGTTATGTCATTAGTCAAGAACTTTACGCCTCGATATCAGACAATGACAAATATACAGAAACTCATTATCAATACGAAGATAGATTGAATGATGAAAAACGAGAAATCAAGTTGATGAATCCAAGTCTGATAAGAAAAATGGAAATCGCAATCCAAGAAATAATGAACTCTACTGAGAATCTTTAATTATGGTGGCGCATAAATTTCCAGACCTGGCGAGTCAGACAACCAGCGAAGAGTCTGTAGTACCCAGATACATTCCGAACGCATCTATTTCACACGAAATAAATTTGATAACTCGTGCGGGAACAGTAGAGTCATTGAGTGCTGTGCTGAGTGTAATGGAAATTTATGAAGACATTTTTAATCCATCAATTTCAGGTCATGTGGAACTCATAGACTTTGTTGGTGGGCTAGAAAAATTCCAAATCACGGGTGGGGAAAAATTATCTGTTAAGATACTAAAACCTGAAGGAACTGAGGTGTTGCTATCTAGGGATGATTTAGTCATACACACAGTATCCAAAGCGGATGTTGTCGCAAATAATACTATCAGATATCGGCTAGAGTTTACTACAGCCAGTGCGATTAAATCTCAAAGAAAACGTGTATATAAGTCTTATGGGAATCAAAAAGATACTACGGCTATCGTAAAAGATTTATGTGAAATGATAGGAGAAAAGGTTAACGTCAGCAACACTCTTCCTAAGCTAGATAACACATATACAATTCCAGGCTATACACCAATACAAGCAATTAACTATCTTGCAAAACGAGCGTGTGCGTCAGGAGATTACTTTCTGTTTTTTGAAAGATTGACAACAGGAAAAGTTTTTGCTGGCATAGGAAATTTAAGGTCTCTTGCACCCAAGACTTCTGATGGAGATACAACTGGTATATACACTATAGCATATACTCCATCCACGTCTTACATAGAAGCGGCTGGTGCTGAAACTAATATGCGAACTGAATATGTTCAGCTACAACCTAACTTTAATCATATGATTAATATGAATAAGGGATTCTATCGCACAAAACTTACTAACGTGAATATCGCTCGTCGCAAATTCGAAACACAGACTTTTGATTACAGAGACGGACCTAATGATTTTTATGTCAACGACTTACTCAACGACGATAGTGAATTTGGTGCGTTCGAGCCAGGTGAAACGCCGGGAGAAAGAATGTTTACTCCAGCGATTAATGACCCTGTTGCAAACAAAATTGGTTGGATAAAAAATGATTTACACGGCGCTTTGCTTATGTCTGGTATGAGAGTCAACGTCAGAGTTGAAGGGTCGGTTAATCAACTAGGTGCTGGAGATATTGTAAATTTAGTGTTGCCAAGTGATATGGCAAAATCTGCAAATCCAGGCAGTAGCGAAATGGTAGAGAATAACATGTATTCCGGAAAATACTTCGTTACTGCTTGTCGCCATGTTATATCTAACGAACTCTACGGGAAAGAGTTAGAATTGTCTCGTGCTTCAGTTAGAGAATCGTTATTTGGAAATACTCCAGTGACAGATGTACAAGAAGACGTGACAGCAGAGCAAGGATACATAGAAAATGCGAGTGGATATATTGAAGACACTTTAATTACAATCGAGCCGGACGACCCTGTGCTTGAAGACCAAGCAGATGAGATTATAGAAGCTAATCAGGGATATAGACCCGGATATATATATGTTGACGGCGTTGGATACATTGACCTTGGGCTTGGAGAATATGGAATATCTTTTGAGGGATATAACCCATACTATTCCGCAGGAGCATCGGGGAACGGAATTGGTACAAGCAGAACTGGTGTTGATGGAAGTGTAAGTAATTATGAATTAGATGGAAGATTGGACCCTTCAATTAGGAAAGAATTGATTCGGTCCCAAAGATGGGGGACAAGCATTAACCCAGGCATAGAGATATAATATGTTTTTAGGTAAAGAAGAATTTGTGTGGTGGATTGGGATAGTTGAAGATAACTATGACCCTGCTCTACTGGGTAGAGTGCGAGCAAGAATATTCGGTTATCACCCACCATTGTGGAAAGACGAAATCAAAACAGAAAACCTTCCGTGGGCTGCTTGTCTAGGTGCTGCTAATGTTCAGGGAGCATACGGTCGACCTAACGTCGGAGATTGGGTTGTTGGATTTTTCATGGATAGCCATGATGCACAAGAACCCGTTATTATGGGCGTGCTGCCTGGAAACATTAAATCTGACTTAGGGAAAGAAGGGTCGAAGTGGTCAAAGGAATCTGAAATGTCTTTTCCTTCGATATACGCAGAAGAAGAAGACCCTGTAGATACAAATCGAAATTCGTACACTCAGGAAATAGACAAAAAAGTTAGATTAAGTATTGACCCAAGTTACGGCAAAACATTCAAGCCTAAATTAGAGTTTAAGGATTTGTCTGGGTCATCTGGATTAGAAATATATTCTGACGATATACATCCAACAGCACCAAGTAATGTGTATCGTTACGTTAAACTTTCTAACGGCAATGATTATATTGAACTGAAGAACAATACCAGTACAGGTAAAGGAGAAATTGTTATCAAAGCAGGGGCTGGAATACGATTCGAATCAGATGCCGGCTCTGTTACTTTGCAGCAAATAATTAATGCCTTAAACTAGTGATTATTATTATAAATAGAATATGACTTAGATTATAGGCTACACTGCTAATTATACACATTGTCAAGCAAATGTCAAGTGTTTTTTGTAAAAAATAAGGAAATATTATGAGCAACCACGATATTCTAGTTAATCTTTTTGAAACATATCAACAAGAACGGGAAAAATTTTTAGAGAAGGGTGTAAAGGTTTCTGCGACCAGAGCGAGAAAGGCATTGTCCGAAATCGCAAAGGTAACGAAAGAACTCCGCAAGGAAATTCAAGACGCAAAAGCTGGCGCATAAATAATTTATGGCAGAACTATATTCAGATTTACCATTAAATTTTGTTCCAAATCCGAATACGGGTGATGTTAAAGCGGCATCGGGAGAGCGAGCAGTAAAGCTTGCTTTGATGAATTTGCTTAGAACTCCTATTGGGACTAGACCGTACAATCCTGAATATGGAACAAAGATATATGATTATTTGTTTCGTCCAGCGGACCCATTTACGGAACAAGAAATTGTTGATGATATCGAATACTCTATTAAGAAGTATGAGCCTAGAGTCACACTCATAGCAATAGAAGCAAATATTGTTGCGTATGGTATAGAAATAAGAGTTGATTATTATGTGAAAGGATTTTCTGCACCTCAAGAAATAACAACAGTAGTAAGTAGAACATAAAATGGCTAACGAAACTAATTTAAAAGTAGATGGGCTAGAGTTTACGCAGATTAGACTGAATCTGCTGAACTACTTAAAAAGTCAATCTGAATTTCAGGACTACAATTTCGAAGCATCTGGTCTTTCTAGTTTGCTCGACCTCCTTGCTTATAATACATACTACAATTCGTTCTATGTTAATATGGCATCTAACGAGACATTTTTGTCTACCGCACAAAAAAGGTCTTCGGTTGTTAGTCTAGCAGATACACTAGGATACGTTCCTAGGTCTACTACCTCAGCAAAAGTTCCCGGCACATTAACTCTTGCTCCTACATCGTCCCCTGCGTTTATCAATATTCCAACGGGAACAAAATTTACCGCGACAATTGATGGAACTGTATTTAACTACACGAACACAGAAGCACTAACAGTAACTCCAACAAACGGTATCTATTCTATTAGCACTACGCTGACTGAAGGAAGATATGTCACTGAAAAATACACATACAGTGC